TTGTATTCTCAGATTTTATTAAATTTGAAAAAGCAAAAAGAAGTTCAAAAATCAACTGGGGCAGAAAATTTGAACTTGTTAGTATTTGAACTAATAAGGAAAGGATTTAGACCCTCACAGATATGCAAGATTTTAGGTATGAAGAAGACTGCTCTGCAATACTATTTATCGTTGCTGAAGAAAGCTAAACTGATTAAAAAAGTTGGTTATGGAGTTTGGGAAATTACTGGAAAATTTGACAAAAAGAAGTTCAAAAAAACAACCCGTGTACCCCATAACAACTGGGGTAGTAAATTTGAACTTCTTAAGCAGGATCAAGTTAGAGCTCATGCTTTTCAATTCAAGTTATTAATACCTGGATATCTAAGAAACTGGAATAAAAGAGAAGAAATCTTAATTAAAAAAGGTATTAAATTTGAGAGGCTTGATCACTTATTCGGGGGCGGTCAGGGATTAGACTTCAAGGGGAAAAAAATACATCTGACTAATAGTTCTATAATAATTTATGAAAAAGAGAGCTATATTGCAAATTTGGCTAAGGATGCTAAAAGTGCGGCAATTTATCATTTCTTCAGGATTGTGAGGGCTTTAGAGAGGCATTTGAAAGCAGACTTCAGTGTTCAAGGTCAGTACAAATTCAGAGTAACAAGACAACATTATGCTTTAATCAAGAATGCACTGGCAAAACAATATGATGAAGAAGGCAAGAAATTAGAGGTTTATTCTGCAAATGGCTTATGGTTTGTAATTGACAATTCTTATAATTTGAAAGAAGCTGAGACTGTTGATCCAAAAGAGGCGGATATTGACAACGAAAAAGTGCAAAATTTCTTTAATTCTCTGAAAGTTCGCCCAATCACTTCTGGAGAGATTTCTGACAATTTTATAGAATTAAGACAGATGATGAAAACCAGCTCTGAAAATCAGATTATGCTGGGTCAGGTACTGCAGCAAATGGAGAAGAATCTGATAAAAATCACTAAAAGAGTAGGAGAAGATAAAAATGGCTATTGAGCAGATTCGCGAGCAATATGTAGCTTATTGTGAGAGAATGAGAGAAAAAGATGCAAAAATACAAATCATATCCTTTGAAGAATTTAAAGAAGCAATGCAAAAAGCAGAGAGGAAGGAAAATGTATAGATTCATTATAAATAAGAGATATGTAAATTTGTTGAGGGCAATTGCAAGACCTGGAAAACATGATGTTCTTGGGATAAGCAGAGAAACAGGAATAACTTACAGCCGGATGTCTAACCTCATAATGCAATTTTCAAGAGAAGGGATAGTAGAAAAAAATCGGTTGAATGAGGGTCCAGGAATTAAATTAGATGTTTCAATAACAGACAAAGGTAAGATGATAATTGAGATGTTTAATAAAATTTCAGAAATAATGGAAGATGGAATTTCTATTAATGGGATCAAAAATGAAAGGGGGTGGAAGAATGGAAAAAATTGACAGCAAAATAAGTTATGATGATAGGAAAAAGGAATTGGCTCATCAAATTAATGAAGAAAGAGAGCTTAAGAGTCGTGATGGAAAAACAGTGGTTGGAATTGAGACTGCTAAAAGAATTGGTGTCTACAAGGAGGAAGGAATCAAAAGAGTTATCAAGGACTTGGAAAATGAAGCATCTCAATTAAAAAAGAGTATTAGGGAGCACCAAAAAGACATTTCAGAACTTCAAGATGTAAAAGAGACTAATGATTTAAAGAAATTTAAGGAGATTGTCGACAAAGGAGAAGTTCAAGAGCTGATCCCAAAATTGAGAAGAAAAGAGCAACTCCAGAATAATCTAATACAACTTAATGAAAATTTGAAGAAAACAAAAAATGATTTGAATCAAATTAAGAGAACTATTGGAACTAGACTTAAACTTTGAGGAAAAAATGACGTGTTATATTGTTTTAGCTGAATGGATGCATGACCAGTATGAAGAGATTTCCAAAGAAAAAGGTTGGGATACTCAAGAAAAATGTAAAGTGAAATTTGAAGATTTGCCTATAGAAAATAGAGAAGTGATGTTCGAGCTTGCAAAAAGAATAATCAAAAAATTTAATATTTAAAATGGAAAACATAAAACAAATCAAAATAGAAGAATTGAAAGATTCAGAATATAATCCTCGACAAATAACAAAGGATGAATTAAAGAAATTAAAGAATTCAATAGAAAAATTTGGATTAGTCCAGCCGATTGTAGTTAATATTAATCCTGAAAGAATGAATATTGTGATAAGCGGGCATCAGAGATTGAGGGCTGCAAAAAGTTTAGGGATAAAAGAAGTCTCTTGCATGTTAGTTGATTTAAGCCCTACAAAAGAAAAAGCCCTTAACTTGGCTATGAATAAAATTGGAGGCAGATTTGAAGAGGATAAGCTTATTGATGTTTTATCTTTAATTGAGCAGGAAAATGAAGATATACTTAGTTTAACAGGATTTGACAATGCTGAAGTTAATTATCTTTTAGGATTAAGAGATAAGGAAAAAGAAGGGATATATGCAGAGACAGCAGAAGATTATTTTGATTTAACAAATAAACATGGCATACAAGAAAGAGACGTTGTGATTTTAGATGGTAAACACAAGATAATCTGCGGAGATTCAACCGATCCAAATGTTTTAAGGAAATTATTAGGCGAGAATAAAGTAGATCTAATTGTAACTAGTCCTCCTTATAATCTTGATATTAAATATGGGAAATACAGCGATAATAAAGATTACAAAGATTACAAAGATATGATTCACAAAGTTTTTGATAATATTAAGCCTTTTTTGAATAAGGGGAGATTTTTATGCATCAACATCGGAAGAGAATGGGGTCCAATTAATATGCCTGCTAAGTACGATGAATTACTTGAAAATCTTGGATATATTTTCTTTAGAAATATCTATTGGAGCAAACCATTGGGAAGTGCTAGAGGAACAATGACGAGTAGAAATCCATTTCCTAGATATTATATACCCAAAGTGCAGACAGAAATAATTCAGATTTATTCAAATGAAGAAAAGCCAGAGATTTATGATATGTTAATTACCTACAAGTTTGGCGAAGATAAGAGAGAAAAGAAAGAACAGATTCCTAATATCTTGCTAAATAAGTATTCAGGAAATGTGTGGAATATGATGACAGAAACAAAACTTGGAGGAGAACACCCAGCACCTTTTCCAACACAACTCCCGTTTAATTGTATAAGATTTTTTACTTTTGAAAATGAGATAATTTTAGATCCTTTTGTAGGGAGTGGAACTTCAATAATTGCAGCAGATCAATTAAGCAGAAAGGGTTATGGGATTGAAATAGATCCGGGATATGTTAGCACTATGATTGATAGATATTTGATGTACAAACCAACTGCTAAATTCGAGGTGATTAAAAATGAAATACAAAACAGTAGTAATTGATCCACCATGGGAAATACAAATGCAGGGAAAATATAAACATAGGCCTAATCGGGCTCAAAAACTTCCTTATAAGACTATGAGTATAAAAGAAATTAAGAAATTTCCCATAAGTGATTTTGCAGAAAAAGGAGCGCATATTTATCTATGGACTACAAACAAACTCCTTCCAAAAGCTTTTGACATTTTGGAATCATGGAGTGTAAACTATCATATGACTCTTACTTTCATAAAGCCAAATGGGATGGTTGTAGCTAATGGTTATAAGTCAGCTATTGAATTTTGTTTGCTAGGTTTTTATGGAAAACCAATGCAAAAATGGATAGGAATTGCTAAACTAAATTGGATTAAAGGTTTTAATAAATCTGGAGAACATAGTTCAAAACCAACTGAATTTTATAATTTAATTAAAAAGATGTCTCCAGAACCAAGAATAGATATTTTTGCGAGAAGAGTTATAGCAAGTTTTGATGCTTGGGGAGATGAAGCACCTAGAGAAAGGCAAGAAGAACTAAAATACAAATAAAAAATGATATATTTAGACCTTTTTGGAGGGGTTGGAGGATTCAGAATGGGAATGAAAAATCATAAATGCATTGGGTACATAGATAATGATAAAAATGCCATTAAAACATACAATAAAAAATTTAAGGAGGATTACAAAATCCAAGACGTTAGAGATGTCAAACCAGAAGAAATTCCAGATTTTGATATTCTCTGTGCAGGATTTCCTTGCCAAGCATTCTCAATCGCTGGAAAAAGGAGAGGTTTCACGGATCCAAGAGGATCCTTGTTTTTTGAGATTACAAGAATACTTGAATGCAAAAGACCTAAAATTATATTCCTTGAAAACGTCAAAGGCTTACTCAATCACAAAAAAGGGAAAACTTTTAAAGAAATTATTAAAAAATTATGGGAATTGGGGTATAACTGTGAATGGATGGTTCTTAACAGCAAGGATTTTAAAATACCCCAAAACAGGGAGAGAGTGTTCATTGTTGGATATCATAGAAAAAAAGCCGGACCAGAAATATTACCTTTCGGAAAAAACATTGAAAGGTTTAATAAAGAGAATCAGAAAAGGCTGGAACTTAGATATGATGGAGATTATCAAAGCAAAAGAATCTATTCAGATAAAGGAATTGCACCAACAATACCCGTCGGCAAAACAGGAGGAAATCATATTCCGTTTATTATCGAAGAAGATAAGGAGATTAACACCTCTTGAATGTGAAAGATTGCAAGGATTTCCAGATAATTGGACAAAAGGAGTGAGCATGACAGAAAGATATTCACAAATGGGAAGAGCTGTTAATCCAAAAATAATAAAAGAGATTGTTAAAACATGGAAATAAGAAAAGGAGATGTATATCTGCTTGACAAAAATCGATTAATGTGCGGAGATAGCTTGAGCTTGATAGACGTGCAGAAATTAATGGATAAAAAAACTGCAAATATGATGTTCACAGATCCACCATATAATATAGACTATGATAGAGAAAATCATGCATGGAAGCATGACTACAAAAGCAATCTTCCAACTAAAAAAATAATTGGAGACACAAATTTTGAGGTTATAAAATTACTTGATTTAATGAATATAGGAATTATTAAAGGAGCCTTCTATTTATGTTGCGGGACTAATCAAATTGGAGATATTTGGAATTGGTGTGTAAAAAAATTAAAACAAAATCCAAGAATGTTGATTTGGTACAAATCAAACATGAGTATAAGCAGAAGTGATTATCATAGAAGATATGAAACAATAATGTATTGCTGGTTTCCAGGTAAGAAATTTAGGGGACCAAAGGATGGAACAAATACCGATGTTTGGCCTATTCAGAATAGAATTGTAAGCAAATATGTTCATCCAACGCAGAAACCAGTTAGATTAATTATGAAAGCTATACAAAATAGCTCAGATGAGGGAGATATAGTTTTAGATTTATTTGGAGGCAGTGGAAGCACTTTAGTTGCGTGTGAAAAAACTGATAGGATTTGTTATATGATGGAACTAGATCCAAAATACATTGAAGTCATCATAAATAGGTGGCAAACACTAACTGGTAAGGAGGCCAAAAAACTGTAAAATGGATGAAGTTCCACAGGAAGAGGCGGTTGTAAAACAGTTGTCATTTCGGGATAGAAGAGAGGATATTTTAAAGATAATTAGAGAACTTGGAATGTGGAGATTACCGTCTCAGCGTCGATTATCAGAACGTTATAATGTTTCACAGCAGCAGATATCTAAAGATATTAAGAAAATTTTGACAACCCTTAATCCGAAAGAGTTAGATGAGGGATTTACAGAATTTTTACATGCAGATAAAAAGGCTCAGAATGAGATAAGGAAAATACTAACAGATGGCAGTATGGACCAAAAAATCAAAGCTATAAACGCAATGATTCAATTACAAAATGCTTATGCAGATTTATTAGAAAGATATGGAAAAAAGCCAAAAGTGGCAACACCAATTGAAGTAAGAAGAAATCTTTATGATGATAGGTTAGAAAAAATTTATGAAAAATATCATGGAAAAGGAGAATCTACTAGAGAAAGCAATCAAGAATAAAGATGTCAAGGTGTTATGCGAATACTTTTTTGGTGATGTCTTGACAGATTTACAAGCAGATGTAGTTAGAAAAATTGCATTTAAAGAACATAATCGGCTTTTAGTATGCGCAATGACTAGGTGGGGCAAGACTTTCTGTGTTTCTAGAGGTATAGGGCTTTATATTTTATTTAATCCAAATAAAACAATAATATTCATAGGACCTCAAAAAGAACAAGCATCAATTCTTAGAAATTACATGAGTGATTTAATTTTAAGATGTCCAGAATTATTAGAACTAGCAGACTTTGGAGTGACAGGGCATGAAAGAATCAAAAAAGAAGTTTCTAAAAGCAGATTGACTTTTAAAAATGGATGTGAATATAGAATACTTTCTGCTCATGGAAGTGCAGAAGGTTTAATGGGTTTTGGAGTTGGAGGGGGTGGAGGTATTATAGTAAAAGATGAAGCTTGTCTTATTAACAATAATGCAAACACTAAGATTATGAGAATGTTGGGAGATAATCCAGAAGAAGCAATATTAATTGAATTATTTAATCCATGGGACAGAGATAATAGAGCCTTTGAGCATTGGAATGATCCAATTTTTAAGAGGATTCATATTGGATGGAAAGATGCTGTAAAAGATAATAGAACCACAGAAGAATTTATCACACAACAAAAAAAAGAAATGACTCCAATGGAATTTACAGTTCTTTATGAAAGTGAGTTTCCAGAAGAATCAGAAGATAGTCTTTTTAATTTAGCTAAGATAGAAAAAGCCAGAAAACAAAATTTTAGTTTTGATAAAGAACTTGAAGAAATTGAGGCAAAGTTATCAAAGCCATACAAATACACTGAATTTGAAATAAGACAAGTTAAAGAAGAAGCATCAAAATTTAAGAAGATAATTTCTTGTGATCCTGCTGATAAAGGAAGAGACCATACTGTAATTTTATGGGGAATTAAAAAAGAGAATAAATATCAATTAATTGGAAGTTATTCAGAACCAAAAAGTGAAAGTATGGCAGTAGTTGGAAAAATAATGAATAAAATTAGAAAATTTATTGGAAACAAAATAAAAGGAGAAGTTTATATAGACCGGATTGGAGTTGGTGTGGGACCTTTGGGAAGATTAAAAGAATTAATACAAGAAAAGGATTTAAGAAATATTAAAGTAATCGGCTGTCATTTTGGAGAACAGGCAATTAAAAAAGATATTTTTATGAATAAAAAAGCAGAGAATTATTTTAGGGCTCAGGCATTGTTTAATGAAGAAATGATACAAATCATAAATGAAAAGGAATTAGTGAAGCATCTTTTAGTTATGAAATGGGAATTATCAAGCAGTGAGAAAAAGAAAATAATTGATCCTAAAGATTACTCTCCGGATTGGGCAGATGCCTTAGTTTATTTTATCTGGAAAGATCAAACAGGTTTGGCATTTGCATTTTAATCTTCTCAATTTGAGCAATATTGTTTATAAGAATTTTGAGGCTTTTAGGAATATATTAAATCATATTCATGGCAGAAGAAAATATTGCAAAAAAGAGCTATTGGAATAAATTTAAAGATTTGTTTATCAGGGAAAAAGAAACTAAGACCGTCATTCCAGTTGGAAGTATAACTGAAGCTTCGAGATCAGAATTAAACAAGGCCCTTGAAACAAGATTTTTCTTTAAACCGCCTTTTGGATATCCTAGAAATGTTGACCTGCTTGAAATAAGAAGATTAGCAGCCACTCCTTATGTTGAAATGTGTTTAAGTGCAATTATAGACGGAATAAGTGCAATTCCTTGGGGAATTGTTCCTAAAAACGAAACAAAAAGTATATCTCCGGAAATGGAAAAAAATATTGAACATATAAAAACTTTTTTTGAAAATCCAAATACTAATAAAGAAAGTTTTGGATATATACTTAGAAAAGTAGTAAGAGATATTTTAGAAATTGATTCTGGAGTGATTGTTAAACAATTTAACTTAAAAGAAGAATTGGTCGGCATTGTCGCGAAAGATGGTGCAACTTTTGCTAAGAATCCAGATGTTTTTGGAATGTTTACAGATAGAGAAGACATAATTCTGGATACACAGATTGTGGGAGACAATAAACAAGATGAAAATATGGGGCAGGGAATGATTAAATCTGCTAATGCAAGAGAACAAGCTGCTTATTTCCAGTTTGGGTGGGTTGCTGGAATCAGGCCAATACCTTTTGGAAAAAGAGAAGTTGTTTGGTTCGAAAGAAATCCAAGAACAGATATTTTTTATGGAAGAAGCCCAATTGAGATTCTTGCTAATGTCATCCAGATGTTGATTTATGCAATTGAACATAATCTTCAGTATTATAATGATAATAATATGCCCAAAGGAGTTTTAGGATTAGAAGATAGTGAAGCAGAAACAGTTAAAGCATTTGAAGAAATGTGGAATGAAAGTTTAAGGGAAGTAGATCTTGCAGGAAATTGGAAAAGAAGATTTCATCATGTTCCAATTATTAACAAAAAACCAACATTCACAAGAATACAATTCTCAAACGCTGAACTAGAATTACTTGAGCAACAAAGATGGTTTAGCAAAATGGTGTGGGCTTGTTTTGGAGTAACACCAACTGAACTGGGATATACAGAAGATGCAAAAGGAATGGCTAATCAAATTGTTCAAAGCCAAATATTTAGAAAAAGAGCAATCAATCCAATTTTAAAATTAATTGAATATAATATTAACAAAGAAATAATAAGTGAGTTTGGATATGAAGGGATTAAATTCAAATTCTTAATCTTTGACATTGAAGAAGAGATGAAGAAGATTAATCTCTATGAAAAACAAATCGATTCTGGAATAAGAACTGTTAATGAAATAAGAAAATCTGAAGGACTTGATGAAGTAGAATGGGGTGATAAACCTCCAAAAGAATTTAGACCCAATACTGGAACTACTTTTAATATGAATGAGATGGTTCAAAGAGAATCTAATAAAATAAATCAAGACATGCAGGAGAACAAAGCACTATCAACATCATCTCCCTTATTTCCAAAAGAAGGCGAGCAATTACAAAAACATATTAAAAAATTAATGAGAGATAATGAAAAGAAGATTATTGAACTTTTAGAAAAAGAAGGAAAGCAGAAAAAAATCATTAAATTGAGTGTCAAAGAAGTTATTGATTCCTTGAACTCCTTGGTTATCTTTGAAGGAATTAAGGAAATTAGTGATAATGCGGTTAAAGAAGTTTTTGAAAAAGGTTGGGAAAAATCAGAAAAGCAATTGAATAGAAATCTTGAAATTAATAAAGATGCTATTGAATTTTTGAGAAATCATACTTTCAGCAATATTAAAGGAATGACTGAAGAGATTGCTAATGATTTAAAGCAAGAATTAGAAAGAGGTTTCATCAATACAGAATCAATCTCTAAATTAAAAGATAGAGTAAAGAAAGTTTTTGATGTTGGGGAAAATAGAGCAGAGATGATTGCGAGAACAGAAACTAATAGGGCGGAAAATCAAGGACAATTACAAGCTATGAAAAAAAGTGGTGTTGAGATGACTAAGACATGGCTTGCAACTCTTGATAATCGGACTTCTCTAATTTGTAAAAGATTAGACGGTCAGACAGTTGGATTAAATGATAAATTTAAAGATTCACTTACAAAGGAGGAATTTGATGCACCACCATCTCATGTTGACTGCAGAAGCACAGTGGTGTTCAATATTGAAAATGACTGAACTAAGTGTATATAGGGGTGATGATAAAACTTGGAATTTGAATTTTACAGATGCAAATGGAGATCCAATAGATCTAACAGGAGCAACAGTATTTTTCACAATCAAGGTCAATAAAACAGACAAGGATTCAGATGCAATAATATCAAAGGACCAATCATCACATGTAGATGCGGTAAACGGCCAGACAACTATTTCTCTAACAGATTCTGATACAGATGTGAGGGTTGGGAATTATCATTATGATATTCAATTAGTGGATTCTTTAGGGATTGTCACGACTATTGTTGTGGGGGCTTTCAAAGTCAAACAAGAGGTAACAACGAGGATATCCTAAAAATGAGTGAAACTATAAATATTCAGATTGGGACAGAAACTATAAATATTCAAGCAGGAAATGATACACTAGACTTGACTGTGCCCGATAATACAATAACAGTGCAGAGTTCTATTGAACCATCATCATTTGTAAATGAGGGTGTAAAATTTAGATTTAGTGGAATCGGAGGAAATACTTATCTTGTTTTTAATTCTTCTACAAATAAATTGGAGCTCTGGGTTAATGGAGCAAAAAAGGCACAATGGAGTTAATGAAAATTTTCATTTTGATTTGTAGTATCTTATTGTTGATAACCCCAGTTAGTGCAGATATGGATATTTTTGATAATTTAAATGGAACCGGATATAATGCAACTTTTAAGAATTTCTTTGGAGATTTTATTGGTAATGGAAGTCAGTTAAATGGATTAACAGAAAGTCAGATTATTGATCTGCAACATACGGCAGATACAAACAGAAGTGATGCTGAAATAAACACTTTAATAGATAATCGTGTCATTCAATCTTTTATTGAAGCTTTAGGATTTTTCACAGGAGCCCATACCATAGATACAAACAGAAGTGATGCAGATATTCTTTCTGTGGCCAGTGTTTATAACGATACTGATTGGGTTTTAAATCAAAGTTATTTAACATCCGAAACTGATCCTATTTTTACTTCGGAAAATTCTTCAATATGGAGTGCTATTAATAATAAACTCGAATCAACTGATCAGAAATATAATGATACTAATTTTATTGAAGCTGTAAATACAACATCAAATATTGAAGGTTTGGGTTTTGTTACAGGATCACATACAACAGACACTAATCGAACTGATACAGAAATAAATACTCTTATTGATAATAGAGTTGTTCAAGCATTTATAGAAGCTTTAGGATTTTTCACAGGAGCCCATACCGTAGATACAAACAGGTCAAATGAGGATATTTTGAATGTGACTAGTGTTTATAATGATACTGTAGCAATTAACACCAAACTCGATGCGACTGATCAACGTTACAATGAGACTGACATTCTTAATTCTGTGAACACAACTGCAAATATAGAAAGTTTAGGATTTGTTCAGGGGGTACATACAACTGATACAAACAGATCAGATTCAGATATTCTTTCAATTGCTTCTGTTTATAATGAAACTAATTTAATTAATTCTGTAAATACTACATCAAACATCGAAGGGTTAGGGTTTACACAAGGAGCTCATACAACAGACACGAACAGATCTGATTCTGAAATTAATACTTTGATAGACAATAGAGTTATTCAATCATTTATAGAAACTCTTGGTTTTGTAATTGGTGCCCACACCATTGACACTAATCGAAGTGATGCTGATATTCTTTCTGTTGCAAATGTTTATAATGATACCTCAAGAATCGATGCTATTAATACAACTTCCAATATCGAGGGCTTAGGGTTTGTTCAAGGACAGCATACAACGGACACGAATAGATCTGATTCAGATATTCTTTCTGTAGCATCAGTTTATAATAATACTAATTTTATTCTTAATCAAAATTACCAAAATGCAACACAGGTAAACAATTCTATCATAGCCAAAATTACACAGGCATTTGTGGAATCTCTTGGGTTTGTTATAGGTGAGCACACTGTTGATACAAACCGAAGCGACGCGGATATATTAAATGTAGCCTCTGTTTTTAATGAAACTGATTTAATAAATAGTGTTAATACTACTTCTAATATTGAATCTCTTGGTTTTACTCAAGGACAGCATACTGTTGATACAAATCGAAGTGATGCTGATATTATTTCGGTTGCGAGTATTTATAATGAAACTGACTGGGTCATTGCACAAAACTATCTGATTTCTGAAACTGATCCTAATCTATGGACTTCTGGATTTAATTCAACAGGAGATAGTAGATGGCTAGATGACACGACAATAGGCAACTGTTCTGAGGAGGGAAGTTGTAGTTTAATAACTTATGATTCAGAGTTAAATTATACTGTTGACACAAATGAGACTACTAGGTTCGGAAATTTAGTTGATGTAGATTGTTCTGGAACTGATAAAGTTATTGGTGTTCAAACCAATGGAACTGTTTTATGTGGAACAGATCAAACTGGCGGAGGAGGTACAGGAAAAGCTGGAGTAGGGCCTTATTTATATAACGATACTGATGAGATGTTTTTCAATGAAACTTTCTTGAATGGAACGATTGATAACCGAGATCAATTTCAGACAGATGCAGAAGTGAATACTTTAATTGATAACAAAGTTATCCAGTCTTATATTGAAGATCTTGGATTTGCCACAGGGGCTCACACAATTGACACAAACAGAAGTGATACTGATATTCTTAGTGTCTCCTCGGTTTATAATGAAACTAATTGGGTTGTTGCTCAGAATTATTTAACTTCTGAATCAGATCCTAGCCTATGGACTTCTATTTTTAATTCAACAGGAGATAATAGATGGTTAGATGATACTACAATTGGAAACTGCTCAGGTGATGGTTCATGCTCTTTAATAACTTATGATTCTGAAACTTCTAGTTGGGATAAAAATGAGGGAGATGATTTTGATGGTGTTTGGAGTAGTTTAACAAGTGTGCCTTCAGGATTCAGTGATGATGTTGACAACGACACAACTTATACACATCTTTCTAATTTTACAGATAATATTGGAGTAAGCTCTGACTGGGATGAAATAGGTGATGTTCCAACAGCAACACCAAGTAATGGAGACACAGCAAATTTATCAACTGCTGATCAAATTTATGACTGGGTTATAGGTCTTGGATATATTACAGATGGAAATACTAACTGGGATAATTCTTATGGATTTATTACAAACAGCGTCAGCGATTTAGTCAATTATTATCTTAAATCAGAAGTTTACAATAAAACTGAAATAGACACTCAGGGAGAAATGGAAACTATTTGGGGTGTAACATTATCTACTGATTCTGAAAGAACATCAGGTCTTGCAGCACAAGATGCATGTTCTGAAATAAGTGGATGTGTTGTTGGGGCAATAACAGATGGAAATACAAATTGGGATAATAGTTATGGATTTATAACATCAACAAATGTTGCTTATACAAATAAATCAAATACTTTTTCAGGAGAGCAATTTTTTAATGCAGGTATAAATATTACCCAAGACCAAAACATATCGATAGGTGCTTGTCAAGAAACTTGGAATGGCACTTGTTTGAATACCTATTGTCAAGGAACTTTAATTCAATCAATAGGATGTGCTTAAAATGGCAACGAGAAGATGGTTAAAAATAGGTGGTGGCGTAGCTGCAACAATCACAACAATTCTTGGATTGTTTGGTTTGCTTAGTGTGCTCTATGGATTTGAGATTGTTGATCTAACAGGAGATTTTATTTGTGAAGGAACTTATGAAAATCCTTGCATATCAGAGTTTGAAATCAGAAATCCTAATTCTTATAATGTTGATATTTATTCTAAGGACCAAGTCAAATTAGATTTTAGCCCAGATATAAAAGATTGGGCATTGTTTGTTCCGGACGGACGGTGCTCAGCTACAGGAACGTGCGCCTGTGACTTAGAGAATGGAGAAAAGATCGGATTTGAAGATTGGAGATGTGTTGATTTTACAAATAAAACAAAGTCTAGAAAAGATAAGGTTTATAATTTTAGATTTGAGCGGTATTCTACAACTAAGTTTAGGTTAGTTGGTTTCAAAAAGAACCAAGAAGATACAATTAAATGGGGATTTGAAACTAATAATAAAACTTTAGATCCTACTTGGATTGGAATTGAAAAAGAAAAAGAAGGTGGTGGAATTATTGTCCCTCAATTTAATCAATATAGGGTAGGCAAAGAATTAGAGTCAAATATCTATGATATTGATGTTGAAGGATTAAAAGTTATCTTATCTCCAAAAGAAGGAGTTATTGTCGATAAAAACATTGAAACAATAAGGAAAGGTGCAACAAAAAGTAAAATAGATTCAAGAAATTCTGAGAATGTGACTAAAAAAGATGGCCTATTTGAAATTACTCTTGATAACACAAAGAAATATTATGAGATTGGAGAGGAGAATATAACAATAGAAGGAATTGCTGACTCGTGGTGTGAATATAATTGTGTTGCTTATTTTAACATAACTCCTGCTTCATCAAATCTTGCTCCTGGAATAGAAATTTATACAAAGCCAGATAATAAAAAATATAGGCTTTATGTTTTTAAGACACATCCAAAAAGAAACAGGGGAGAATGGAAAATAGTAAATGATGAAGATAATTTTGAATTTGAAGAAGGAAAAACTTATGCCTTCAAATTATTATTGTTTAAAGGAGAAAAAGAAAGTGTTAAATGGGGAGTGAAAGCAGTTGGTGAAGAGTTAGATCCAACTTTTTATGGTGATGATGATATGCTTTTAGTTTGGGGGCAGAGTACAAATAATTATCCAAATTATAATGACGGGAGCACTTCAAATTCCTGGGGATCAACAAGAGATGTACACACAGATGTTGTAGCAGACACTTCACAATTACATATAGTTCAGCATCCTAATAAAGAGGAGAAATTATTGGTTTGGATTGATACATCCGAAGATATCCATGCTAAATTTTGGAGTGGAAGCGTATGGTCTGATTATTCTGAACTTGAAATTGATGGGTATATTTCAGATAGATTTACAATCGCAGTAGCTACAGAAACAAATACAGGAGATTATCTTGTGGCTTATTCAAGAGCAGATTCATCAGTTGATGATTATGTAGCCTATCAAACTTATATAGATGGGATTGGATGGAGTGGAGTGCAAACAATTAATTTAGATCTAGGAGCACAGACAGAAAACATGGTTTTAGTTTCAGATCCAACATCTGATAATATTATGCTTTTAGCATCAGAATCAGGAGATAGCCTTGATGCATGGATATGGGACGGTGATAGCTTTGAAAATCACGTACAATTAACAATAGATCTTGAAGATGGAAGTTCTGGAGATCCAACAACTTATGTGCCTGAGGTGCCATTTGCAACTGCATGGATAAACAGTACAGGGGAAGCAATAGTTATATGGGGGGAAGAAGGTGATGAAATTTATAGCAGAAGATGGAATGGTGCATCTTGGGATTCAGCAAAATTACAAAAAAGTGGAGTTTTAACAACAGATCTTCAATATATAGTTTTAAGATCAAGTATGTGGGAAGATAAAATCCGAGGGGGATTTTTTGATAATGACAATGATATCTGGGGATTTGAGTTAAACAGCACATTAGATATAGTTAATTTAACAGAGTTTTCAATAACAGGTTATACAAATTATCCTTACAAAGCTATTGATGTAGTAATGCCTGAAGAGGGAAAATTTGTTTATGCATGGTCAGACACTGCATATGGTTATTACATGGTTGACAGTTATAATTATGCCTCTGATGCTCAGACTTTTACAACAAATGATATCCGAACAGTCCACGGAGATTTTACTGGAGACATGGCAATGTTTTCATGCGAAGATGATACCGGAGATTTAAGTGTTTTCATGTATAATATTTCAGCATCATCAGAATCCTATACAGACAATCTTGAAACAAGCATGGAAGAAACATTTTCACATCAAATTCAGGTCAATGTTTATTTTGGTGAAGCTCCTGCATTTACTCCAAATATAACAGAATGCGGAAATTTAACACAAGCAGATACAACTTATTATATTCAAAATAATCTTCAATCAAGTGCAGGATGTTTAAGAGTAATGGCAAATAACATTACAGTCGAAGGACAAGGGTATAATATAGATTTTGGAAGTGGAGAGGAATATTATGTATCTGCAATTAGAATGATGAGTAATTATTCAACCATAAGAAATTTCACAGTTAATACAACAGATCCTTATTGTGCTGGATGCCAAATGGGGCTTTATATTGATGGAACAAGTAATGGAAAAGTTTACAATAATACAATAGAGTATGTCCGTTTAAATGCTGTTGATGCATGGGCAGTAGGAATTGATGTTGAAGGAGATAATCATAGAATTAGCAATGCTTATGTTACAAATGTAGATCAATATGATTTAATAACTGCATGGTCAAATAATGTTGAATTTGTCAATATAACAATTAATAATTCTGGAGCTTTTGAAGTGCTAAGTCCTTATGCATCAACAAATATTATTTTTAGAAATATTATAGAATATAATAACACTGGCGGTCATGATATATTTTTTTGGGATGATCAAAATGCAACAAATATCTCAATAATTGATTCTGTTTTGGATGCAGAAATTTATATTGATGATGCAACATCTAATCTTACAGTTATCAATACAACATATCCAAGTGAACAAATTGATTGGGGATATTTAGAAAGACAATGGTATGCAACTCCAAAGGTCACTGAATCAGATAGTTCTCCTATAGAAAGTGCGACAGTTAAAATAAATGATACTTCAAGCCAAGTTTATTCTGATACTACAAATGCTCAAGGTTTTGCTCCTCAAACAATTTTAACTCAATACATAAATTCAAGTGCGGTTACAATTCATAAAACCCCTCATATTTTTAGTGCTAATAAAACAGGTTATAATCAAAATATAACAAATGTTACAATGGATCAATCAAAAACAGTAACTTTAATTCTTGAAAGTGCTGATACTTGCATATATGCCTCAGAAAATTGGAATATAGACTGTTCTAATAATTGTGTAATCAGTTCAAATGTGAATATCGATTTAGGATCTAATATTTCAATGACTGGAACAGGAACATTTACAATTAACAATGGAATTAAAATTTCTGGATGGACTTATAGATATGCAGATAGAACTTGTTATGTAAAAGCTTTCGGCTCTGGTGGATTTTTTCAATAAAAAAGAATATTCTTAATTTAAGCAATATTGTTTATAAGTTTCTTAGAGTTTTTGATTTTATGAAACAAGAAATATTTATGTTAAATTCTCATCCAATTTCTTTTGGAGAGATTGAAAAAAAAGGTGAAAAGAATTTTTTTATTGAGGGATTTATCTCTACTTCTGATAAAGATTTGGTTGATGATGTTGTAACTGAAAGAGCTCTAAACAGTATGATTGAACAATTAAAGAGCAGAGTTATAAAATTAGATTTTGAACATGAAGCCTTCAGGGGGGAGAGTGAAATAGAAATGGAAATCAACAAAACCAGAATTCCATTAGGAAAAGCATCTGATTTTACAAGAGTTAAAGAGACAGAGAAAAATGGAATATTAGTTAGATGGGATGTAAATCCAACTTGGAAAAAATTTGATGAAAAAGGGAATGTTGTTATGGATTTTAATGAGATTAGATTTAATGTTGAAAATGGTTATTATGATGCTTTTTCAATTGCATTTATTCCAACAAAAGATACAACTATGGTTAAAGATGGAAATAAGATAAGATTGCTTGATGATTTGAATTTATTAAATGTTGCATTAACTGGAAATCCAATAAATCCTAAAGCTTCTGTTACTGAAGTTTTTATGAAATCTTTAGATTATTTAGAGAAAAATAATTTTTCACAAAATAAAATTAAAAAGGAGGTAAAAATGTCAGAGGAAGAGAAGAAAGACAAAGCTAGTGAAGAGTCTAACATTGAATCAACTGAAGAACCTGCTAAAGAAGAATCAACTGATGAATCTAGTGAATCTGCTGATGAATCAAAAGAGGAACCAGATAGTGAAGCTAAAGAAGACTCAGATAAAGAATCTTCAGAAGCTCAACAAAAAGTTGAAAAAGCAAGAGTTGAAGTGAAAAGCAGACTTGAGAAAATTGAAAATAGACTTGAGTCAATTGAAAAAGCAATTAGTAAGCCCATTCAAAAATCTAAGTCTGAGCAAGCACCAACTCAAAGAGAAGGTCTTGAAACTCAACAAAAGGCCATAGATGAAGCTAAACCTCTTGATCAAATCTAAGATGGAAGAATACAAAAATATCCCAACATCAGGACAAGGATCAGTTGGAACTTTAACTATTGAACCAGACCAGAAGAATGTTTATTCACATTCATTTGGAATGTTGAAAGATAAGACTCCCTATATTGATCATTGGATAGGCACTGATTTGAGACCAAATCTTAAAGCACTTTACAATCGTGGAGTACATAAAGCTTTGACAACTCAGACTGGTGGAGCAGGAACTGCTGGGACAGCTATGATTCAGGTTTACTTGGATCCTAGAATTGTTGACATAACAAGGAAAGAAACACCACTTGTGGAATTAATTCCAAGAGTTTCTAACCAGGGTATGACAGCGGATTTCAATAGATTGACAAACAAAGGTTCAGCATTCACTTCTGCAGAAGATGGATCACTTAATGAAGCTAATGATACTTATGAAAGAGTAAGTAAGCAGATAAAGTTCCTATATGCAGTTGGAAGAGTGACAGGACCAGCTCAAGCAGCTCAATCTTCTTTTATATTGCAGGGTGCGTTAGCGACTGGATCAGGATTGAATGAAAATCCTTTTTCATCAGCAGTTGCACCAAATGCAAGACAACTTGAAGTTTTAACAAAAGCAAGAGCTTTAAGGGAAAAAGAAGAAGATTTGATTGTTAATGGAGACTCATCTACAGATTCAACAGAATTTGATGGGATTGTCAAACAACAAGGTACAACTAATGTAGTTGATTTGAGCAGTGCATCATTAACTTGGGATGATATTGAAACAGCGGCAAGAACTGCATTTGATGCTGGTGGAAGGCCACAAATCGCAGTTGCATCAAGCTCTGTTATTCAAGATATCAGAACAATAATGATTGAGACTTTCAAATTCGGCCCAGCTGATATGAAAGTAGGTGCTGAACTACCGTTTGGAGTTAGTACAAATCTTGCATTGCAGACTTTAGTAGGATCAATACCAGTGATACCTAGTAGATTCTTATCTAATGTATCTGGTTCTAAACAAATTTATTTTTTGGACATGAATCAAATTGAGATGAGGGTTTTATTAGACATGACTTTTCAAGAGTTAGCAATAACTAATGATAGTCAGAAGTTTATGCTGAAGGTCTACGAATGTCTCGCTTTGAGAGCACCTGAGTTCAATAGCTTTATCGACAATATTGCATAAGTCTTTTTGTTATTTTTTAGCTTTAAAATAATTTTTTTTATTTAAGAAAAAATAACACCAACTAAATAAAATGGAGGTTAAAATATGGCGGCTATATCAAGCGTAACAACAAAAGGTATTTCACCAAATCTTGGGAAAAAGATGTTGTATCTAGAAACACCATCAACTGCTGATAGTGCTGACACTGTTGATGTCACAGATAGTGATATTACTGGTGGAGAAACATTATCAAGTATTGATTGGGTTGTAGCGTGGGATCAAACAAGCGGAGATGTTGTAACTGCAACTGAAAGTTCAGGGGTTATAACAATAGATGCAGCTGGTGGAACCACTGATCATGTTTATGCATTGTTAGTAATTGGAGATGCGTAGAGCCATTAATTGAAAATGGGAAATCCACCAACATTTGCAGGAGTAAGCAAGAAAATCAATGGACCTATTACTGTAGTCGGAGGTTTCAGGACTGGTCAAGTTTATCATTATTCTAATGGTACTCCTGGAGCAACATCTGGATGGGCAACAGATAATGATACTGGGACTATGAAACTACCAGCATCTCAAACAGCAGCTACTTTAGTAATTCCACTTACTGGTCTGAAGCAAGGAGATATAATCACTGCTTTTAAAGTAAGTGGACAGATTGAAAGTGCTGCAAATACTGTAACCCTTGATGCTGATTTAAGAGCAACAACTGCAGTTGCAGCAGACTTGACAGATGCATCTATTGGTGCAATTACTCAGATAAGCAAAACTGCAGATTATAAAATTGCAGATTCTAAGACAGGATTGAGTCATACGGTTATATCTGGTAATGCTTACTATGTATTGCTAACTGGAACAACAGGAGCATCAACAGACATTGATTTGCAAGATATTGAAGTTACAGTAACAGAGTCTTAATTAATTATTTTTTTATTTTTAAACAAGGGTCTGACTAAACCCTAATTAGTCACAATTAAATGAAAGGAGTAAAATGGGAATACAGCAATTTAGAATAAATTCAGGACCTATTGCAGCAGATGGGACAGCAACAGCTACAGGTCGTTTAATAAAAGGTGAAATTTTATCTGTAGAGATTAATTATCCAACAAACACTTGCACAGTGGATTTAGATAGTCAAGAAGCAATAACTCAAAAGATAGTTGATTTAGCAGCTGATAATACTGACAAAGTTGTTTATCCAAGAGTTGCTTTAGAAGATAATACTGGAACTGCTTTGGATTTGAGCGATACTGAAGGTGGAGATACTGCAGTCTATGGACATTTTGTTGTGCATGGAAGAGTTAAGCTTTCAATAGCATCTGGAACTGAAACTGAAGAAGTAACTGTATTTATCAATGTTCGTACTTAAAATGGAATTTGTAAACAAAGGACCTAACCAGAAAGTAAGACAAAGAAACCCTAAAGGTTATAGATGGGAGACTGTAAAAACAGGCGAAACTATTGACTTGCCAAAAGAAGTTGGACAAGCTTATGGATTCGAGCCTGCAAGAAATAAGAAGAAAGTGACTGAAGGAAAAGTCTCAGACAAAAAAGTTGAGACAAAGCAGTTCGAGGGATCTGGAGAATCTAAAAAAAAAGAAAGTCTGGTTGAAAGTCTTCAAAAACTCAAGAGAATTGGCAGGAAAACTGCTGAAGACATTGCAGATGTCTATTCCAGTGAAGAAGAGTTAGTTGACGCTATTTCTAATAATAAAAAACTTCCATTTAGGGATGATGTAGCTGATTTACTCAAAAAAGAATATGACAACAAAAAATAATGTTTTAGCGAGAGAAAATCGGATTATGATTAATGAAATAAAAGAGGATGTTAAATCAATTAAATTAGATTTGGCAAAATTAACAAATCATTATTCTAAAAGACTGCCTGTCTGGGCAACTGCTTTAATTACAATTTTGGGAAGTCTGAGTACAGGATTAATCGTGGCTTTTGTAGGAGGTTAAGATGACTCACACAACAGTTGCTGAGGTTCGGAGAATAAGCGGTGTAACATCAACTACTAAAGCATCAGACGATGATGTAAGGGATGCAATTATAGAAGCAGAGCAACAACTTGAAAAATATCTTAATGCTTCTTTTACTCCTATAGAGCTTATTGAGAATTTAGATGGAAATGGAACCTATAGAATCTTTGTTTCCAGGAATCCTTTATTAGCAGTTAAGGCATTAAAAATTGATGGTACAGATATCACTTTGGATGGGAATATTTTCTTTAAAAAACCATCTGGAAAAATTGAATTAAATTTAAACGGTACTCCTGAAACATCTAGATTCAAAAAAGGAACTCAAAAAATTATAATTAAATATATTCATGGCTGGTTAGAACATGGAAATAAATCAACAGAATTAACAAGTGCTTCAAGTCCTGGAACAAGTGTTGTTTTATCTGTTTCTTCTGAATCTGGATTTTCAAAAAATGACTGGGTAGAAATCTATGGCATGGATGGAAACCATGAAGTTGTAAAAATAACCGCAGTTTCGACAAGTCAAATTATTGTTGACAGTTTAAGTTTTTCTCATGAAGACGAAAGCAAAATTATTAAATTAGAAGTAAGCGAAGTGATTAAAAAACTTATGAGAATTTTTGCTGGAATTGCCCTTGTTGCGAGGGTTGTTGGAGAATCTTCTGAAGATATTGTTGGATATTCAATAGGAGAATTTCAAGTTCAAAAGGGGGAGCCATACACTCAATGGAGAGAGACTGTTACACAATTGATAAAAGAAAGAGATGAGATTCTTAAAAGAGTGGCAAAAAGGCCTGTGGTATTATAATGGCAGAGATAACAAATTCTGATTTTGTGAACGGGCCTTTAGCAGATCTTGGAGTAAATTATAATTTAATCAAAATAAGCAATACTCTTGATGCTATGGGTGCAAAAACAGCAGTAAGTGAATCGTCTACAGTAATTCAGGGGATAATGCAAAAGATAACTGAGAAAGATAGAGATATAAGTAGTATGGGTTTAGCGGTTTCAGGAAATGTTAAATTTTATGTTAGTGGAGATGTTGATTTAGATATTGGAGATATAATTGAAGAAATTAGTAACTCTAAAAGATGGAGGGTTGAAGCGATTATTGGAAATAAACAAATAGGCAGTAATGCAATTTTCATATCCTCTGTTTTAAAAAATATAGGGTTGGGTTCTTAAAATGATAAGTGTATCTATTGAATTTGATGTAAAAAATAAAGAAGTTAAGGAAAAATTAAAAAAAGTTTTATTTAGAGCTATGATTGATATACAAAAGATTGCAAAACAAAAATCCCCTGTTGATACAGGAAGATTAAGAAATTCAATAAAATTATTTCCATCTTCTCCAGGGGCTATAAAATATATTCTTGCTGCAACAGTAGATTATGCAGGAGATGTTGAGTATGGAACTGCTCCGCATTTTGTGAGTGCTAAAGAATTAAAAGATTGGGCTAGAAGAAAATTAGGCGATGAGAATGTAGCTGGAGCAGTGGCTGAAAAAATAAGAAGAGTAGGAACAAATGCCCAGCCATTTATGAGACCTGCTTTATTGCAGGTTAAAGAGAGTAAGTTGAAACAAAGTTTTGAAAGGATATTTTGATTAAAAATTTAAAATTCTTTTTGCCAAAAACAATATTCTCTTTTTGAGCAATATTGTTTATAAGTTTTTTAGAGTTGATAATTTTAGAGATGCCCTAATAATCTTAGGGCAATAATAGTTCAAGAGAACTAATAAAATCCAAGAGGTAAAATGGCAACTATCAGCCCTAAAAATATAATTGTAGATTTTTTAAGAAAGAATTTGACAGATCCACGTTCACGAGCAGAAAGTTCAAATACAGAAGAATTTGATGGTGGAGGAACTGAATTTTCATTAACACCTCCTTCTGGAAAAGTATCTGGAATAGTTGAAATAACTGTTGATGGAACAGACCAAATTAAATGGAAAGATTATTATATTGATTTTCAAAATGAAAAAGTCATCTTTTTTTCTGCAACAGCAGACGGAACAGATAATGTGGATATTACTTATAAGCACGGAACATCAAATTGGATTTATCCTGATAAGCCACTAACAACTTTAAGCAAAACTTCTTTTCCAAGAATAAATATCTTAATTGTAGATGGAACAGGGGCAAGAATAGGCCAATATAATTCTGATGTTCAAACCATAATTTCTTTTCAGATAGATATCTGGGCAACAGAAGATTATGTTGCAACAATAGACAATGTGAAATATGCAGGGGACAAATTAGCAGAATATATCGGATTGAAAGTCATAGAATCGTTTAGATCAAGCATTGATGAGTTGCATCCTGTTTTGTATAACTACAAGCCAGGACATCTTCAAGACTTGCCATTCAATGAAGAACTGCAAGTTCATCATAAAGTTTTCCAGATGGAAATGAATACAATCAATGTAGGTGAGATATAATGGTAGAAATGTATTTAGGAAAAAGAGAACAAATTGCAATGTGTGAAGAAGATAGCTGGGCTAGTTTAGGAGCAAAAACAATGGCGGACGATGGTTTTATCGTGGGAAAAAATGTGGTGTTTACTCCTGACTTTAATCCTAATTGGCAAGAAGTTTTAACTGCTGGTGCAGATTCAAGGGATGTTGATTCATTGGAGAAGGGCCCATTAAGTTACAAATTTACTCTTACTTTTAATCCTGCAAATTGGAAGTTTTTGAGATATTGCAAGCATGGTTCTGTTACAAACACAAATCAGACTACTTATTATCAACACACTTTTACAGCAACAGATGCAGTAAAATCTTTTACACTTGAACGAGCTCAAAGAGGAACTGTAAATGAGGTTCTCACACTGACTGGTTGTATCATAACAAATCTCGTAATTAATTTTGCAAATGGAACAGGTGCAACAGATGGATTTATTACAGTTACTGCAGAGTGTTTGGCAAAATCTTTGTCAAAAGGAACAAGCATCACATCTGTGTCAGCTGAAACAGATCAAGCTTTCCAGTTTCGTATGGCTAAGTGGACACATAACGGTGATGAAATTGTGGAGTTGAATAATGGTGAATTAACTATTGATAATGGTGTTGATGAAAATGATTCGAGATATTGTAATGCTACACTTGATCAAGAAATTGGCGAACCAGTTCCAAAAACAAGCAGGTATACTTGTCGATTTAATGTTAATCTTAAAGACAGCACTTTTACAGATGACTGGATTGCCCAAGTTGCTGTTCCCGGAACAAACAAACTAGAATTTATAAGAGGAACAAATGATAGTGTGGTTTTCACATTTACAGACGAATATCTCAATTCAGCTATAAGTTCAACAAATATCGAGGGAATTAATGTAGCAGATGTGGCTGGAACAATTAAATCATTATCAATCGTTGCAAAGGATCAACATGATGATTATTAAAAATGGAATTTGAAGAAGACTTTGTGAAAGAAGAACTTATTGAGTTTGAAATAGAAGGAAAGAAATTCAAATACAAACCTACAACTGCAAATGATGAACTTGAATGGGCTGATGATTATTTGGAAATTGTTGACGGCAAACCTAAACAGAATCTCAAAAAAGTTACGCAATGCAAAATAAGAAACTTGATTGAAGTTCCTTACAACAAGGAACTTATCAAGAAAATAACAGGACTTGACAAAGAATGGAAAGACCTAACAAGAGAAGAAAGATGGGATGTTTTTGGTAAATTGAAACCAGGAACTTTTGATGAAATCCTGAAGAAAATAAATGATATCGATTCTCCAGACTCAGAATTAAAAAAAAACTAAAACTGAAAATACAGACAGCTAATTCTAAGATAGGTTTCATAATTGAAAATAGCGCAGAGGGAATGTTATGGCTCAAATATAAGTTTTTTGAGCAGGGGATAAGTCCGCGTGAATTCAGGAAATGTCAAATGAGAGACATAAAAGATATCATGGACATCAAAGACACCATAGACTCAAAAGCGATGAGAGAAGTGGAAGTTAGAGATATGATGGCGAGGATGAGGTATTAAAATGGTTGAAGTAGGAAGCATTCAAATTGGAGGAAGCATTCAGACAGCTGAAATAGAAAGAGGTCTTATTAGAATAGAAAAAGGCTTCAAATATGTAGAGAGAACTAGCAAGGGAGTAAGTTCTGATTTTGAAAGAATGACTTCAAGGGGAAAGAGGCTAGTTACGATATTTGGAGGTTTAGCAATTGCGGGAACAGGAGCATTGGTTGCACTGGCAAAAGGAGCTCCGGCAGTTGCTGGTGCAATGGCAAAAATCAAAATTTCTATGATGAACTTGAAATTTGCAGCAGGAGAAGCAATGAAACCAACTTTTGAAGCAGCTTCAAAAGGATTGGAGAGATTAGCGAACTGGGTTGATGGACATCCTGATTTATTTAGAGGGATTATTAATTCTATTACTGGATTAGCAATTGCAACAGCAGTAGTCAAAGTAGGAGGATGGGTTTTCAAGGCCTGGGCCGGATTTTTTGGATTAATGAAAGGAATAGTAGCTTGGACTGGATGGGCTTCATTAGGAAATATATTTAGAGGTGTATGGACCAAACTTGGAAGTTTAGCAACAAAAATAGGTGGAGCAGTATCTTCAATTATTTCATGGATAGCAAGATTAGGAAGCAAGATGGGGGGAGCTTTAACAGGCGGAGGATTAAGTTCAGGAGTTGCTGGTGGATTAGCGGTTGGTGGAACTGCGGCAGGATTGATGATTGGACCATTGATTAATACTTATCAAAGAGAAATTACTGGGAAACCCGGATTCTTAGATAAGCAATTACAAGAATATAACGAATGGAAATTTCATCAAAATCTAAAAAAATGGTCTAGGAATAAATCGGAGCTAGACATGATGTACACAATATAATGGTAATAAAAATAGAAAATTATTCAGGAAGTGCAGACACATTCACATTTCCAAATAATCCAAACACTTTTGATGACGAGTTAGTGCCAAACTATACAGTTACAAATGTAGATTATCAGAGATATCATTATTTTGTAAGTGGAGGGGGAATTGCACCTAAGATGATTATTCTCACAGGAAATTTTTTTGGAGTAAATAAAAACACAAACTATCAGAGTTTAAGCAAGCATTTTTCTGAAACACAAAAATTAAAAAAATTGTATTGGGAATCAGATAAATTTTATTTAGGGGTGGGGAATAATGTTAAAAAAACTCACACCGGAGGCAGAACAAACTTTATTGATTATGTTGCTAATTTTCAAACAATTGTTGGGGTTTTATTTTCAAACAGTCAAACAACTTATACAAATGGGGGAAGTCATGAAACAAATGATGGTAATACAACCACATTTGTAGAGGAAATTCAAGGAGATGTGACAAATGGATCAACTCCTGTTGTTGTAAGTGATGGATTGGGAAATGAGATTACAATTCCGGCGAGTGTTTTAACAACAGGCCAGACAGTTGTAATTAAATTTGTTGAGATGGTTGATTCTGGGAGTGGTATTTATGTGACAGAGTATAACTATACAACTATTGCTGGAACACAAACAAGCGCAGTTTCTGTTACAGATGGACTTGGACTTTTGCAATTATCATCTGGGGCATCAACCTCAACACTTTCATTAAGCAATCTAAATGCAGGTTGGACTGCTAAGTTTAGAGATGCTTATACATCATAATGGGAACCTATATAATAAAAGTAAAAAACACATCAGGGACAGAAGGCACAGTAATAGCAAATGCAGGATTTTCTTATTCTGATAAATTAAACAGTCATAACGATGGACAATTAAAAATTTCTGGGACAGGAGAAGTTAAAAGAAGCCTTTTTGAAATTGGATCAGAGGTTTATATTTACAGGAATGGAACCTTAGAATTTCATGGAATAATTAATGCTATAAGTTTTTTAGATGCTGGTGGAATTGCGGCAGATCTTTTGGGTAATGAAGTTTGGTTAACAAAAGAAAACGGAGATTATGGAAGCTCCCCTTATGAAAATACAGCAAGCGCAACAATAGCAGGCCATATTATTGGAGAAAGTACAAAATTTAGTCAGGGAACAATTGAGGCAGGAGAAAATCTTGATTTTAGAATAGAAAAAACTTCGAGCTTATGGAATGCATTATCAAGTTTAATCAAGAGAACAGCCCAAGATATAGGAATTGATTATGCAAATGCAGAAGTTGATATTTTAGATCATAAAGGATCTTCAACAAGTGTAGCAACATTAAATGATGGTGTTCAAATTCAAGACCTTACAGTTAGACAAAGTTATCCTATTGCAAATGATGTTAGAGTTTATGGACAGGGAGAAGGAAATACCAGAATTAAAAGTGATACAGGACAGGGTCAAGATGCAACAAGCAAATCAACTTATGGAACAATTAGAAAAGTTTACAATGATCCATCAGTCACAACAGTAAATGAAGCAAACACTCTGGCTAACAAATTAGTTGCGAAGTGGAAAGACCCAGTAAAAATCTATGAGTTTGATGTGATTAATCCAACTAAAAATCTAGTTGCAGGAGATGTAGTGACTTTAAATTCTTCAACAAAAGGCCTAAGTGATGAAGAAGTAAGAATAGTCTCGATGGAAAGAGGAGTCAGAAATAGTCAAGAGTTTTTAACCCTTCAAGTTACAAACAAGGCCTATAGCACAATTGAAAGAGGAATAGATCAGATATTGGCAGAGTTAGAGAAAAAAGCAAATGATTTACAAACTTATGATCAATATAATTCAGAGTATGCAAATCAAAATGAAATAACTTGTGTTGGAGGAATTGGTCAGATTGGGACGGGGGCATGTGGATGTTCAGGAGGGTGGATGTATCTTGATGGAAGTTTATCTTTGCCTAGTGGAGTTATTCAAGCAGCTGTTTTAAACATTAATGCTTCAAGCATCTATAATTATATTGCCGGGAGTTTAATAGTCACAGGAAATATCGATGCTTCATCTGCTCCAACATTGGGATGTCATTTAACAAATAAAACTTATGTTGATAATTGTGTAGGAGCCGGAGGATCAAGTGTGTGGGCAGATGGAACTAACCCTTATATCTATCCTTGTAATTCTTGTGGATTGTGTATGTTTAATGATATTATCGACGGAACAAGTGGGAATTGTCTTGGAATACCACAAAGTCCAGGAGCATGGAAAGAAGTTCATGCTTTATGCATGGATTCTGTTTATTTTGTTTGCACTCCTGCGATTTGTAATTCAGGTGGCATAAGCATGTGTAATTCATCAGGAAAAGTTGCAGAATTTGGAACTTCATGCACTTGCTTAGCAACAATCAGAACAAAAGATATTCATGCTTTTTCAAATGGAAGTTGCTCAGTAGGAATTAGTAGTTGCAGATTTGGAACTGGTTACATAAATTGTATGTACACTTGCAGGAGATTAAAACTTCCAGTAGGAACAAACTGTTATTAAAATGGCTTACATGTATCATAATATCGCGCAAGGAGTGAAAGAAGATGGTGGCACCAATAATTATATGACTTGGTGGAAGACAAATTTTAATATGCCTGTGCCTAATCTTTGGAGTGGGAGCTGGGTTGAAGGAAGAGGCCCTGTTATGTTTTATGGTGCAGGAACAAGCTTTAATTTATCAGGATTTTTGCCCGGATGGGAATTAGTTGCATTTTTTTGTGGATGGCATTGGGATGGACCAGTAAGTGGAACAACATATCTTTATTCACAATGGTTAGATAGTGTAGGCTCAGTTATGTGGTATTGTGCAAATGGGCTTTCAGTTAATTTGAATCTTGCAGCAGATTATTGGCAAGAACATATGTATGCTTGTAATCAAGGGGTTGCGGGATGGGAAGTTGATGTAAGCGGAACTTACAAATGTAGAAGCTGGTCAACAGGTGTTCAGGCAATGGGAAACCAAGATACAAGCGTGACTTTTTCTAATGTGCCAAGCACAACTCAAATGTCTTCAACTTACACCGGGGGAGTTTGGGTTGAAGGAAATGATCTTTGTTATGTTTGTGGAAATCGATGGAAACACAACATGGAAGGAGATAGTCAAGGTTATGTTGGAACAACTTATTCAGGAGCAATTTGGATAGATACAAGTTATTATTTGCACTGGGTTGGGGCTGATGGAAATAATTATAGGGCAAAGTGGAGAATTAAACAATTTGCATCAACTTGGACTAATGGACCAACTGGAGAGACATATACAGGAGCAACTTATTCTGGAAGCATTTGGGTTGACACAGAATTTGGATACACTCATCTTGCATATATTGCTGGTGATGGATATAAATATTTGGCAGGATCAGGACATTATCCTTATCAAACCCCTTATTAAAAAATGAAAATAAATGGAATTCCAATAAAAATTAGAACCAAAGAAGAAATGGATAGAATCCTAAACAGAGATTCAAATCAAGGAAAAGGAGGGCCGATATTCTTCATAGGAGCAATAGGAAACAAAAAGACAGGAAAAATTGTGGAAGTTCATAAAATAGATCCTAAAACAAACAAGAAAACAATCCTATTCAGAGATAAAAATGACAAGCTATTCAAAAAAGAAAAATGAATTACGTGATTGAAATTACAGGCGGAATTGGAAAGCATATCATGGCTACTGCTTTCATTAGATGGATTAATGAAAAATATCCTAAGAAAAAAATAATGGTAGTTAGTTCATACCCTGAGATTTTTGAATACAATCCAAGAATTTGGAGAAATCTAAAATTAGATCAACCTTATCTATTCGAGGACTACATTAAAGATAATGATTTTAGAAAAGGCAATCCTTATGAGATTCAAGAATTTTACAGAGCAGAAAATAAAATGCATTTAATGGAAATCTTTCCAAAAGCATACCTTTTCAACACTTATGACAAAGATCCTCAAATGGAATTATTTTTAACAAAGGGAGAAGAAATAGAGGGAAAAGCATTTTGTGATCAACACAAACCTTTAATCACTTTTCAGGCTTTTGGAGGATTAGCGCCCGGAATGGGAATTAATCGAATGAAAATAGATTCAGGTCAAAGAGATATCCCTTATCCAATGGCTGTGAAAATTTGTAACTTACTCAAAAAGAAGGGATTTAATGTTTTACAATTAAGAGGAAAAGTTGAACCAGGAATTCCAGGAACATTACAAGTAGATTTGCCTTTTAGAAATATTTTGCCGATTATCAAAAATGCAGTAGCCCACATAGGAATTGATAGTTCATTTATGCATGCGGTGGCAGTTTTCAAAAAGCCACAGTTAATTTTTTGGGGAGGAACCCATGTTGATAGTTTTGGATATAAATATGATAGTGTAAATAATGTTTGCAACAAACATGGGATGCATGGAAGGCCTTATTTTGCAGTGCATGATAGATTAGCATTATACCCTTATAAAGACGGAAATGATGGATTTGAATTTGATTATACTGATAGAGAATTAGAAAAACACATTACTCAATTTACAGATTCCATTAAAAATATTCAAGGAGGTAAAAATGTGGAAAACAATAAAGAAGATTTTGAGTAAGATATTTTGTGAGGAGTTTCCCTTATGGACGTATGGATTAGAATGTCAAATATGTCAAATGACTTTGATTAGTCCAGAAGCACATTATAAGGAAGCTTTGAAAAATAGAACTCTTAAACAACACGCAGGAAAAATCCCAATATTAAAAAAATAA